TCTAACAGCTTGACCCACAGCTCTCGGACCACGGTGTAACCTTTGCCGAAGCCTGGAGAATCTATGCTGTCCCACCCATTGGCTTGACATGCATGAGCCTCAGCCTTCAGCGCGGCGGCATCCGTGGTATCCAGAACCAAGGTCTGGAATTGATGATCCTCGTTAGCCAGTGACATCAACTGGTCAAGGATATCTTTCCATTCATTAGCCAAGGGGAATCGAGCAACACCTTCGATGAAGTTCAATCCATCCTCCGCCTGTATGAAGATTGCGTTAGGCGCTCCTGCACCAAACGTTGACTTACCAATACCGTCCGTCCCTTGGATGTTCATCCTGACCGGCGGTAATGACTCGTTGGGAATTACTTCCCGAGCCGTAGTTACTTGAGCTAGTAACGACATGCTATACCTCCTTTATTGCTTTGATTTTAGGGTCCCCAAGCTTGGTCGAAAGCGCGGCATGAAGCTTTTCAATGATCGGATGCTTTGGATTCTCCAAGGCAAACGTCTTGAACTTGCTCAAGTTCACTTTGATTTCAGAAGGGGGGGTTATGAAGGAAGGCCAATCTTCAATTGACGGGTAAATACTTAATGCATTTGCCAATAGATCTTGATCCCAAACGTAGGTACGTTTGATCTCAAAAGTCACACCGTTCTCGGTGCGCTCTCCTCCCTGATTACGAAGCGGTGCAACTGCATCACTCGCAATTTTTGTGTCAAGCACTTCTCTTTCGAGACGCTTTATCTTACTATCGATCTCCGACTTAATTTTCTTAGCAGCGACCAACTCTCTTACGAGACTCTCGTATTCCATCTACATCTCCTTTCTCTACTCTCCACGGACATCGTAATATTATCCTCACATAATATCAAGTCTTTTTATGTGGGAATTTATCATGTATGCTGTAGGAGCAAACACATAGGAGACCCAACGTGGATATCACAATCGAGAAAGGCGTCAGCGCCGGACCACCCAAGCGTGGCCCAGGTAGGTGGCAACGCATACTACTTAAGTTAGACATCGGAGATTCATTTGTTATTGATGAAAGTAAAGATCCAAAGCAATCGCAAGTCAGGGCTATTAGACAATCGGCTAAGTCGCTTGGCTACCAGGTGGTGACTGCATTAGAAGGAACATCGAGGCGCATTGAAAGGATAGGCTGATGCATTTTTTCCAACAGAAGTTCTGTGGAGAAAACATAGAGCCTGATATAAAGGGCGATTGGTTACACGAAATGTGGGAGCTTGGCTTTCATATCATTCCGTGTGGCTCTCCGGCAGAGATAATACCTCAGTACTTTCGCAGCCGTCATCCGTTTGATCCAGACGATGCACTGAAAGCGAAGTGGGCTAAGACCCCGCGTGTGAAATGGACACACTATCAAACCATACAGCCAAGTCAGGCAGAGGTGGACAAGTGGCATGCCGACTATCCACAGGCAAACTGGGCAGTGATTACCGGCATAAACTTCGCCGTTGTCGATGCAGACAGCGATGAAGCCGTGGAATGGATAGAGTCTGGTGGCATAACGCGAACACCATTGAAGCAAGTCACGCCTCGAGGTGGGACGCATTACTTCTATGCGCTTGGACCAAACGACATACGCAATAGCGTAGGCAAAAACAAGATTGACATTCGTGGTGATGGCGGGTATGTGATGATCGCACCATCGGTCGGGTATCGTCTTGAATGCGAGCAGTCGTATGGCGTCACGGCGATGGATGAGCTTCCTCTGTTGAGCGGTGATGATCTGAGCAAGATCAGCGGGTTCAACTCAGTCGATCCGAATACCGGAGAGATCCCATCGATCAGAGAGAAGCTGACCGAAGAACCTCAAGCAGAAGGCAGTCGCAATGACACCCTCGCACGGCTGGTCGGTAAGTGGATCAAAGAAGGTTGGGGTTTACGAGAGGTGCTGATCAAGGCACAAGACTGGAATCAAACCTGCTCACCTCCGATGGATCTGGTCGAGACAACGAAGACGGTGATGTCTATCTGTCAAGGTCATATCAAGCGCAACCCAGACCTCGCGCAGAGCGGGATCAACGACTGGCATACCTCAACGTGGCAGACAGGATTGACCGAAGACCTGAAAGAAATACAGGAACAGGAAGACCCAATTGATACCCCCGAAAAACCGGAAAAAGGCCCCCTCGGTTTAGTACCTTTTAATGACCAAGAATGGCAGGAGATAGAGGACGATACCATTGAGCAGTACTGGGGCGATAAGTTTATCTTTGAGAACAGTCGGGTGCTGTTGCTTGGTAAGCCCAAGATCGGTAAGTCCAATTGGCTTGGCGCCTTCGCTGCGGGAGCAACGACCGGCACAGATTTCATGGGGGTCCCTTTCAATAAACCATTGAAGGTGATGTGGTTCCAGGCTGAGATCATTGCAGAGTTCTTGAAGCAACGGGTAGAGATGTACTACCAGCGGTTCGCAACGAACGATGACCTCCGGCAGATGGGGTTCAGTAACCTCATCATCAGCGGCAGACTACGCAAAAACCTGATGAAGGATAGCGACATCCAAGCGTTCAGTGATGAGGTAGCGTTCCACAACCCAGACATTGTGATGATCGACCCGATCATTAACTTTTTTGACGGGGAAGAGAACAGCAACACCGAGATCAGAAAGCTTCTTGATCGGGTTGATATGCTCATGGAGCTTAACAACGTGGCAACAATCATCGCGCATCATACCGGAAAGGAACGAGCGGATGACAAATCATTCTTATCAGCAAGGGGTGGGTCCGTGTTTGCGGGATGGTTTGACAGCGGGATCAAACTCATGGGTGAGAAGCCGAACATCAACGTGTTCTATGAAGCGCGTAATGCGGCGGACCCACAAGAACATATCGCGTTCTTTGATTTCGATGATGGCATCTGGCAGGTGAGTGACTTCACCCGCATGCCGAACGCAAAGAGCGAAGAAGAAGTACATGAGGATGAAGTAGAGATAGCGGGAATCGTCATGAAGGCGATGAAAGAAAATCAATTTTATAAGCGATCGGAGCTGGAGTTTGAAGCTAAGACCGCACTTAAACGTCACAAGAAAGCGAATGGTGTACAGGCATGTAAGAAAGCGGTCGGCTATGTACAGAAACACTTGGGGCATATCGTACATACACACGCGGAACCTGGGCTGGCAATGTGGCACTATCTCGGTAGCAGTACAGCAGCGAAGCCTTGGGAAGTAGAAGCAGGAGAGAAGGATGAAGGTTAACTTAGATCTGAACGAGCGGGAGGTGGATGAGGTCATGGAAAAGTACGATGACCTAGTCGAGAAGGTGGACAAGATGATGGCGCTGCTTGAGCGTATCAGCGATCACATTGAGAGGGAGGTGGTGTGAAGGAAAGATGGCCAGAATGGATACCTAAAGAATCCAGGAGGGCTTGGCTTACATTCTCAAGCCTTAATAAGTTATTGACGGTAGATGGGATTAGTTGTTCTGGTTACATTCAAAGGCAAGAAAGACTTGGCAATCCTGTTAATCATAAGCTTCATGATGGCACTACTAAAAAGTACAGAATACTTGATGTCATCGCTCGAGCAAGGGCTGAAACAGTTAGGATGGGTCAGCCTAAAATCATTAAAGAAAAGATGGCCTTGGATTTTTTGATTGAAAAACGGAATAAGCTTGAACAAGAAGTAACAGATCTCTTAGATAAAAGAGATGCTCACTTCGTTGATTTTCATTCTATGTCAGACGCTTTGACTGGCAAGCACATGCTCATCGAAAGAGAGATCGTAAAGGCTGCATCACCGATCAATACAAGTGATTACTGCGGCGTATATTTTTTGGTCAAGGGTGATCGCGTAGTTTACGTTGGACAGTCGATAAATATACTAGTTCGGGTAAGAGAGCATTCAAAGCATAAAGACTTCGATTCTTTTTCTTTTATAAGGTGTGAAAAGAAAAAGCTTGATGTGCTTGAAAGCTTGTACATCCACGCCTTAAGGCCGGAGCAACAGGGTTGGTCTGGTGCTCGTAGGCACAAGGTAATGTCTGCGCCGTATAGTTTTAATCAGTTACTTGAGATGTAAAAGGAGATCGCGTGAACCTGGGGGAGCTACACTGAAGGAAAGGTATGACCTCCAGTGTAGCAATACCCAAAGCAATTAAGGTATGTTGGAAGTAAAGGGAC